GAACTTTGTCGGGTCGTCTGCTTTTGTAAAACCAAGCCACAAACAAAAGTGCGGCTCCATGATAAGACCGCCAGAAGTAGAATGTGGTGGAATCTTATAAGGAATATATGTTTGCGGATCGGCGCCAAAATTCAACGTGATACTTCCACCAGTTTTTTCACCGTCAATGAATCTTTTGACGATTCCCTGCATTCCACGGAGTGGGATTTCGATTTTTTCATTTGTTGTCGCCGACTTTGTCATATCATCAAAGATCATTCCATAAAGGAAATTCTTTGTCATATCAAGAATATATGTACCAGGAGTTGACGACTCTTCATAAGTCGCTGCAATTGCTCTCAATTCGCGATTGACAAACGGAATTGACGGGCTGATGTTTGTTGTAAGCAGTGTTCCTGTTGTAGACATGATTATGGTTCCAATCTATTGTGAATTTCCATTGTTCGACTTGCACAATACCCCTTGATGGGTACATTCCCATAAGTGGCAATACCGAGTCCTTTTGTTCTTCCTCTTGCGATTCCAAAAATAGGGCCTTCTTCAATATTGATCAAAGAGTGAAATTTTTTAATGACGAGGTCATACGCATCAAGGCAGAGTTGCTTACATTTCATTTTGTCCGGGCCGCAAACCATGACTTCAATCGTATCGTACCAGTATACGAATCGTGCCAAATCACTTTCTCTTGATTCTGAAAAAGCGTCTTGACTCACAATCAAAACGTATCTTTTGTCGAATTCATGATTATCCGTAAAATCAATCACGATTTCATCAAATTTATCTTTCATTGGTTGAACCGCTTCAAAAGCGATTTCTGAAAAATCCATGTCCATTATGATTCAAACTTTCCTGCATCAATAATTTTCTGAAAAGCATCTTGCATGATTTGCAGCATTGTTTCTTTGTTCGAATCGATTGCACGTTGCAAAAAATATTGTCCTGGATAACGTCCACGTCCTGATTTGAGTGCATGTCCGCGTTCGATCAAATGAAAATACTTTGAAGGTCTTATTTTCGCAATGTATATTTGCCCGATGACTTTCCCTGAATTCAGGACTCTCCCTTTATTTTTTCCTCTTCGTCCAATTCTTTCCGCAATATTTTTCCTTGAAACTCGTTCAACTGTTTCAAATACTCGATTTTCAGAGCCAACGATCCCTACAACAACTTTTCCATCTTGATACGAAATAACCTTTTGAATGATCGAGTCTGATAAATATCCCTTGTCAACAGGTGCATTTGATCTCGCGGAATTGACGACAAGTTGCAATGCTTTTGGCATAATCTTCTCAGCTATGATCGAATCGATTGGAACATTTTCCATTTTACGGATTTGTTCGAGCATTCCATTTAAAGGACTAAAATCTATTCTGATTTCAATTGACTGAAAATCGTCTTTTCCCATTACATCTTCTCCGTGTGAATACGGCACATAACTCCATAATTTCCACAATCAAAATGATATGCACCTGCGACGCTTGTCTTTGTGACGGTGAATTTGTTATCAATTGTTCTGTCTTTGAGTTCTATGATGTCTCCATTTTTTGGCGGATAGAATTCGTTCATGTCTGATATATTTACAATGAATTGCCTGTTTCTTTCGTGCATCGGATCTCCATCGAATGATAAATTATCAATGGCACGCTTTGCCGGAACAACGGTCAATTCAATAATGCCTTCATCTCCACGATGATATAAAGCAATAACTCCTGATTCTTCCTTGAGTGATTCCCAATGATCGTGCTCTGATTGTTCGAGAACTGACAATGTCATTGTTTATAATTACACAACACTTTCCACATACGGAACATCTTCGATAACAAGTTGTGCCCGCAGCTCCACTCGCATATATTTGCCGTGAAACGGCATTCCTTCTTCAAAGTATTCCGGCGGTATCGTAAATGAATCGAAAATTGTCTGAATCTCAGGCAAAGGCGTACCGGATTCGTTTGTGATTTCGAGTTTGTTTGCATTCGGATGAGCAAGAATGTATTGCATCAACTCGAAAAAAGCATTTGGTTCAATGGGAGAGCTTAGCAGCATACCTGAAAAGTTGACGAATTTTCCTGGAGGCAAAATGAAGCTCCAAGATTTTTCACCAGATGACCGAAAGTTTTGTTTGTCAATAAGCTTTTGTGTTGCCAGTTGAATCAAATCATTGTTTGATGTTGGAACCGCATCGTCGACAACGGATTTTACCAATGCAACATTGAGTAACTCCGTTGCAGGTTGCATAATATCAAATGTTTGCATTTTATTTACTTTCTATTTTTAACTTTTTATTGTCCAGTAACTTCTTGCCAAGTCGTTCCGCCGTCATACGAGACTTGAAGTTTTCCAAGTACAAACTGAAACTTTATCACATTTTTAATTGGGTCAATGCTACCATTCTTCAATCCGTACAATATGTTATCGTTTACTGAACGTTCCTGGAGTTTCGTCAAGTCAAATGTATTGAGAACCACCTGACCAGCGTATCTTGGCGCAGTAACATTTGATCCAGAAAGAGACGTTCCGAATTGCGCGTATGAAGTCGTAACGATTACGGAAAAATCTCGCGGGTCGAAATTATATTGATTATTCGAACCATTACAGGTATTGGTCACTCGCACCGTTGATCCGAAAGACGCATTCACAGCCGCCGACGTTTTGTTTGAAATTGTAACCGTATTAAGGCTTCCCGCATTGGTGGAATAAAAATAAGCGCCAAATGCCCGAACATCATCCATCACAACGCTGAGGAGTTCGGCATTCTTACAGTAATAAAACCCGATGTTTTTTCCTGTTGATAAAGCAGGCTCTCCAATAACCCGACAATATCGAAGGTTAATGACTCCGCCGGTAAACTGAAATAGCATCCCCTTTGTGAAAACAACATTCATTCTATCCGCATGAGAAACGCCGCTTATTGTAAAAAGAGGACAAACAACATTCTCAAGAAATATATCCTCATTGTATGTACCTAGTGCAAAATTCACAGTGACAACGTCTGTGAATATTTTATGATTGCAAAGACTTCGAACTTTGGCCCATGTTCTAAATGGCGTCAACGCTGAAAGTCCGTCGTTGTCATCATCGCCTGCCGTCGATACGTAATAATTCGTCCCTCCTGGATTATCAATGAGCATAAGGTTCTTTTCCCATTCAACGAGACGAATAGCCTCGTTCGAATTGATCGCAGCGCGTTTCAATTCAACTTGCTCAAATGGATATGTGTCTGGTGCTTTTGTCATTGATCAATCCTTTATAAAAAAAGACTCTGCCTGCGCCGCGAAGGAACAGGCGTGTATGCCTGGTGTGCGAGACCACAGGCGTGTATGCCATCTACGCGAAGTTGACGGCGTGTTTGGGGAGCACCCGAAGGCACTCCCTTAGAGTCTTTATTGTTTCGTTACTCCACTTTTGCGATTAATTTTTCCGGTCTTATCGATATTTGAGAATCCGGGCTTGGATGCTCCATTTTTATACTCAATACGACTGTTTCCGAGCTTAATGCGCCGCGACGAAAACGTCGGTTTCCGTTTGTTGCAATTTCACCATCACGAACGTCAACGCTGAATTTATATTTGCAAACATTGGCGAAAAATGGTGTCATTTGCGGAAGCCATTCCCCACCTGAAAAGTACATATACGCGAAGCCGACTTGTTGGTATGGATTTGTCGAAATGTTTGGATTCAACAAACCATTTTTAACATTGGTTCCTTGCGTCGTTGTATTAAACAGGTCTGAAACTCTTGGTACTTTTTTCATTGGATTATAATAAAGTGCCCCGCGCAAATCCGGAGGTCGGTACAGTTCTTGAATCGGCGCCGTGATAACACGTGTCGCACCTTCCGGAATTGGCAACATCCAAAAAGGTTGCGTATTCGTTCCGATATTGATTGGTCGATAACCGCGATTTGATTGTCTTGACCTCGGTGAATATCGATGAAAACGAAGCCAAGAATTTTCTGGAGCAGGACGATCAAGATCGATGATGATCGGTCTTGTGTTTTTACCGCCGTTATACTCTACCACGCCGATTTTTACTCGCACGATTTGAGGAATAGACCTTGAATCATGAATTTCCGGAAGTTCATCAATGACCCCGCTTGGCGCAATGACGAATACGGTAAATTCTTTCCCGGAAGCTGGAGGACTATTGAAATGAAGCGTCACAGTATCATGCGTATCAGCCGTCCAGAATATTCCATTCGGTTGATTGTCAACGAAAACATTTGCCCAAACGAGTTGAGTTCCAAGATCATGTTTTGCGACAAGATCGCTATCAATACCATTTGCAACAACTTTAATCACACGAAGAATAATTGACGGGTCTGGAATTTCAATTGATCCAATATCAAGAGAAAGTTCATCGATCTTCATCTTGAGCCATCTGAGAATGGCGCGTATTTTGTTTTGGTCGTTAGCGAACGTATCAATTGAATCATCAAACATTTCAACTTCGTCGAGATTCAATAATCTTGGGTCTTGCGTCATTGATTCGATTCCTTATTTTTGCACTTGCAGTTTTTGTTCTTCTTTTCCTCTTTTTCAAGCATTTCCTTAAGTTCTTTAATTCGTTCATTCTGAAGCGAATTTTAGAGTTTGAACATAAATGCAACGACTCCTGCAAGCGCAACGGAAGGCATGTAAAAGAACGTCCCTTCCGAGTGTTGCGTATCTATTCCTTGCGCGAACAACACGGAAAAAAACGTACCGCATGAAACGAAAATTGCTGTGATTTTATCCATGATAATTACTCAAAATAAACAGGATGCAGTCCTTTGCGATCCTGTTGATGGTATCAATTGATGATCACGGAGCCGTCGTTGTCACAAACGGCTGAGGATACACAGTCACAGGAATCGTTGGAGGAGTCGAAATAATAGGAGGCGTTACCGGAGGATAACCATAAGGAGGAACAAATGACCTTCCTTCAAAATCCTTCCCACGAAATCTGTCGTCGCAATCACGCCGTTCGTTGCAAATCATTTCAAACTCAGGACGCTTTACAGTCGGTCCGATTGGAGCGACGATCTGGTTGCTGTTGACCATTCCAGGAATTTCTTTCACGCAATGACTGATCCCGCATTCCGCCTTATCAAACTTCCCATCCGTATACAGCTTGGCGATCAACAAATCTTTCTCAGTGAGTTGCTTATTGAAATTCGCGTACTGCGATAACTCACGCGTGCTGTAGGCATTCGCTCTATCAAGCGTTTGCCATCCAACATGATCTGCGTATCGTTCGGAATTGGACTGTACGAGTTTGTCACCAAGCTCGTAGCACTTGTCTTGATAGTAACCGCCTCGACCATAACCACGATAGTAATCGCGATCATATCCATCACGATCATAATATCCATTTTCGCCTCGTTCGCGTTCGCATCCGAAACCTCGATGACCTCGATCAAGCCAACCGAACAAGATAATCACAGCCACGAATAACGCGATAATGAATGCAGCAACAGCAAGTTTTGAACTGTGATGCACAACATATCCACCGAATCCACCGCCAAATCTTCCAGGCATTGCGCCTTGTACTTCAATGTTTTCATGCACACTTTGATTAAGCATTTATTTTTTCCTTTCCGTCCTTTGCAAGGACGATTAACGCATGTTTCGTTCCAGCATTTTTTTAACTCTTGCATCGCGGAACGTTCGATACTCAGAGTATCTTTGTTCATAATCGCGATACTCCTTCGAATCAACACCGGAGGACTGCGCTATTTGAAATGCCTGCAACGTGGCAATATACAAATAGGACTCAATGGCATCCGACTCGATTTCATCTTGGGAGGGTAAAACATATTGTCTTGCTTTTTGTGGAATATTTTGTCGTTCAAACGTCAATGGCTTGTTTAATCTGAAAAATAAATTCAAAAGTAATCCTAGAATTAAAATTCCAATTACCGAAATGATGATATTTTTCTTTGTCATTTTTGCCTTTCAAATTTTTGTCATCACATGACTGCTCTGATTGATGCAGATATTAAAAACGCATAAACCAAAAATGGACTTGTCTCATATGTTGCGATAAATGATGAATTTACCAACATCAACCAGTCAATCATGCCGAACTGAATCAGCGTCGATCTATTCGATCCGATATCTGAAAACCATATAGCCAGTTTACCGATCATGATCGCAATAATAAGTACAAACAAGATTCTGCAAATCTTTCTCAAAATCATACTGGAAACGTAATCTGAGGAATCAAAAGATTCCAATCGGATTTTGACGAAAAGGATTCTGAATAAACGACGACGAAAAAGTCTGCAAACGATGTACCCGTTCTTTGCCAAACAAAATCTTGTGAAATCCATCCTCCGCATTCGGGCGTCTGCTCTCGTTCCATCGAACCGTTTTTGTAGTACGCGCCCCACGATCCCTTTTCAAAGAGATACTGTTTTCCATTGTGTTCACGCCACGCATTCAAACAGGTTGCATGTGCAGTTGATCCGCCGTCACCGCAAACCTTGATCCCGTTTGAATAACTTGCTGCGCCCATTTTTCGATTTGATCCCATCACGACTTTAAGTCCGGCACGACACGACATCATGACCGCGTCGAACATATCTTGCCGCTTCAAGTTTCCGAGGTAACAAACACTCGATTGAAATCTTTTTCCTTCAGAATCCATGTTGCGCCAGTAGGATTCTGATTTGTTGTAATTCAAGTCGTAATCACCAGCGACGGAAACAGGGAAGCATCCGTACTTGTTCGTCGACTTGAGCATCATGCCAAGCGTTGCGCCGCCGCCATTGTATCCTGCATCGTACCGTCCAAGTTTCCATGTCGGCGTTGGGTTGTATTTGATGTAATCGAGACGCGCACCATCAGCGATTTGTTGTAAGACGGTATCTTCCGACGACGCAATTGTTGCAAATCCTGCGCAATCGGTAACACGTTGGTAGGGGTTGGCGTAATCAAGACCAAAATGTCTCGCAACGATCCAAGGCCAGTGACAAATCCCAGAGGCGCGTTGTGCATCACGTTCCTTAATTTTGTTCTCGACCATTGACCGCAAAGAGTTCCAGTCAACGATTTCCGGTTGCTCCGCTTCATCCCACGGAGCGGCGGAGTCCAATATCAATGCACGTTCCTCCGGAATTTGTTCCATAGGGACAAACCCTTGAAACTCCTGTCCAGGACCGTGATAATGCGATGCGAATGTGCTCATTTCTTCAATCCTTCCATCGCTTCAACCAATAACCGACGAACTTCTTTCAAATCCGTTTCTCCTTTTAATTGATTTTCAATTTCTTTTCCGAGGTCGGACAAAAAAGGATTCCATCGTTTCACGCTGTCTTTGCTGACACGCGGCAATGATCCTGACACGGTAATGACGATTTGCGATTGAACTTGCGTCACGTCGCGCGCGATGCGCCGGTCTATAGCATTCACTGCCGCATTCAAGCTCGCGACGACCTGCGTTTTTTCTTCCGCAAAATACTGCGTTTTATCAATTTCAGATACTCGCTTTTCAACCCAGCTTTGGAATGTTGTTGATGGAGGAGTCGGAATTGGCTCTGGTGTTGGAGGGAACGGATTAACTTCTCCAGCGCCATTGTTAAAAGTGTGCGTTAAAATTTTTGGTTTTGAATCAACGATCACAGCAGCAGCGACAGTAAACACGCCTTTCGTCGGCGATGCGAAATATAGTCGTGTTCCGCTCGAATCGACGATAAATGTTCCTGAGTTTTGGTCGACAGGAGTGACCGTCCAATCTGCGGATACCGATGTTTCAAACACAACCAACTGACCGGCGTTGCTCGATGCCGGCCCGACAATTGTTTGTGGCTGCACAACATGAACAACTGGTGCAAAATTTGCACTTGTTGCAACAGCCGGAATATTAAATAGTTCTGTGACTTCCCCGGCAGAAAGGCTAATAAAGACCGGAGAAGCCAACAGAACAAGGGCAGTGAACAGCGATCGTAAATTCATTGCTTTGCCTTTCATGTTAATTTATTTCCTTGTCGAGCCAAAGTTCGATGAGTTTGACAATCAGTGGAAGAAGGATCGTGACCAAAAGACCAATGTCGATGACGCCGTATTTTTTATTGAGTTCTTCGCGTGCCATGCGTGCGATCTGAACGCGATTCGGTCGTATTTCCTGGTGAAGTATCCTGTTTCTAATACTTGCTACAGTAAAATCAATCATCTGGGATTGATGTCCAGTTAGCAAGATGACGTTACCTTGCATATTTTTGATACGATACTGGAATAATTCATCGCCTGAAACAACACCATCATCAATGATTTCTACATCACCTATGTTACGGTTTTTGATTATCTCCCAAACCGCGTCATCGATCTTGTTTGTCGTTGATAAGACAATCTTGTCGATCATCCATATTGACAAATAAAGCAGCTTCAGTCCAATCCATTTCCACATGATTGCTTACCTTTTAAAAATTGGATTCATTTCTTAAATAATCACCGGAGTTTTTTGGCGAACCTGCACATAAACTGTTTCGTCAGTCGCAATCGCATCTAAAACGGCAACGCCGATAAAGATGTTTCCAGCCGAAACGGTTGTTGCTTTCTTTGATGCAGAAATCCAATATACGGCAGAACCTGAGGCGAATGCTACATTGTCTTTCATCATTTCAAATACACCTGCCGTTGAAATCACGCCAAGCGTGTCCGCTTGAACATCAAGATTTGTAATTCCAGTGAGATTGTTTCCCACTTGAACAACTGTCCCTGCACCGACATCGGTTGCAGGAATAAAGTTTACTTGGTCTTGATCTCCGTATCTCCACTCAATGGGAAGAAACATTGTTGAATCTCCTTTAATTTCTTCTGTTATTAATTTCAAATCTTCAAGGTCAAACCAGGCAACTCCTTGAGGAACGCCTCCTTTTATATCCTGTAATTCAAAATATGAAATTCCCCCAGGAATTCCTTCTTTAATGTCATGTAGTTCAAACAACGACATTTTAAACCTCTTTTACGGTTAAGGCGTGATGGGTGGGGGTGCCGTTGTTCCGTCACTGTAAACGATTCCTTGCCATTCGCGCGGCGCAAATCCAAAATCCATATACGCACGAATCATGACGCCAAGCACATCGAATGCTGCCGTTTCATCTTCAACAGTCGGTTGTTCTTTTCCGTCAAGCAAAGCGAGTTCAAGACATGCAGACAAGTTCGGATCTGTGATCATCGCCCACTGTGTTGATCCGTTTGTTGCCGGATTCTTGGGAGTGCCTGCAAAGAACGGACTGATGATCGGTTCGTAAAGGTTGTAAACAGGGTTGTCGCCTGTCGTCTGAAAGATCGTCGTCGATCGATAAAGAATCCTTGCCTTTGCTTCAAGATCACTCGAAGCGATGATGAATTTTCCAGTAAACCCGGAATAATCATCTTTGTTCGTTTCTGTCTTGGCAAGCAATCCAGCCGCCTGATTAAGTCCTTGCGGACTCAATTCCATCGTCATCACGTTGCGACGTGGTGTCGTGCAAAGCGTTGGAATAGACGCAAGGAACGTCGCCCATCCGATTCGCTCCAGCGTATGACCGCCATTGATACCCATTCTGCGCGGAAGATCGGTGAACGCGGAAAGATCATCGTTGATGATCATTTGACGAGTGAGCGTGATCAAACGACCGTAAGTTTCGATCTTGTTTTGATACGATTCTTCACCAAGCCCCATTGACTCAATCTTACCGGCTGGCGGAACCTTTTTGAAAAGACCGTCATCCAAAAGTCTGTATGATGTCATTCCCTTGAAATCTTTGTGAGTCACAGTTGCGCACACTCGCCGAATCACTGGCTCGACATACATCCATCCATCAAGCAATGATTTGTTTGCGATATTTGAAAGAATACCTGAAAGAGAGAGTGTCGAGAAAGACGACAATGACGCATTGATTCGATGCGTGCAATTTTGCAGCTCGCTCCGTGCGGCATCATAAAATGACGTGCGTGAAAGCCCTGCCTGAATGTGCCCGCCCATTGCTTGAATCGTATTGGCAATCACGCCTTGCAAACCCATTGAGCGATTTTTGCGTTCTTGTGATGCGTTAATCGTTCGATCATCGAAACCAAGCTTTTTGAGACGGTCTCCGCTTACTCCATGCGAACCAAGTGCGGATGCTGTGATAACATCAGCGAATCCCGGTGCATCAGGAGAATTGTAATTTTTGATCGGCGGAACGCGGTCACGCACTTTTTCAGCACGCAAAATCCGATTCTCAACTTCAATCGGCATTAATCCTGTTTCAATCGCCTTTGCTTCAAGATCGATATAACGACCTGCACAAAGTTTCTTGATTTCCGCAACACGACGGGTTTCTTCGGCTGTTTCCTTGCGACTCGCCAAAATGCTTGCTGAAACAGAAGATCTTTTCGACGCTTCCGTATGTTTCTCATTTTTCTTTTCTTCAGGATCACATGCCGCTTCTTCCGAACCTTGCAAAGCAACCCATGCGTCGTATTCAATTTTCAATTCTTCAATTTGGGCTTCGTCCATTGTCGAAAGATCATAACCGTTTTCAACAGCCCATTCTTCAAATGTGAGCATCTTTGCTCCTTTCAATTTTCTATTTGCTGAAATCATGGCTGACGTTTGATCGTCCGCGCCAAAAACACAAAACGATGTTTCGTAAATAACAAGATCACGGGCAACATCGACAGGCCCGAAAAATGTTCGTCCATTGACTGAAACGGACTGTCCTTTTTGATATGATTCAATGGAACCGTAATCGGTTCCAATGCTTGCCTGCCACGGAAATTTGTTTTTTCCTGTTGCGGCAATCTCTTTCGCGTATTCATTTTCTCCGGAAATCACTCCGGACAAAACAATTTTTCCATCTCCGATTTTAATATCAGTCGTATGACCTACGATTTTATCATCGTCGTGATCGCGTAAAATCGGGATTGAATCTCTTGAAAGTCTCGCATTTGACAAATCGCAAACAAGCGGAACATTGTCCCACCACCAGCGCATTTCACCACCGGAATAAGCAACCATACTGAATTTCGTCAATCCGGATTGTTCACCTTCTTGAACCGGATCAAACAAAACATCTGCGGAAGCAAAAAGTATTTTCCTTTCGCCTTTAAGATGTCCTTGCAATCGCTTAATTTTTTTCGCCATGTCAATTCTTTACAACATATAATCAGGAAGTTGATCAGATTCTTTGATTGTCGGGTTAATCATGCTTTCTGCATTTTCTTTCGATAAATGAAAGAAGTTCATAAGCATTGAAATCCCTGTTTGCGCGGGGAGTTCATTCATTGCAACTTTAGTGACAATGTCAACAGCAGATGTTACTTGAGCGCCGTTCAATGCCGTGTCTTGTGCGGAAGATTGATTTGAAATCCCACTTGTTTTATTTTCGATTGATTCATCCACGCCAATGCTTGCAAGTTTACGTTTCTCTTTGGCACGCTGCTCGACCATCCTCTCCCAATCATTTCCGTTTGCCGATTTCGACCATTCAATTTGCAGTGTTGTCAAGTTGTTGTTAAGTTTGACGACCTGCGCTTCTGCTTCTTTGAGCGGATCAACATGTTCCGTTCCGTCCCAAAACCAAAGTCGCGGGATCGACGCAATATTGATTCCCCAAAATCGCGGATCAACCTCTGATGCTTCGTGTGCCCATTGTTTGAATATTCTATCCATGATTTTCAGTCCCATCAGGAACTGTTCAATTCGCAATGAGCGATAATAAATCTGGAAATCCAAACGTCCGCTTGCATAGTTATAACCGTCACTTCGGCACGCAACGACGTTAAACGGAACATTCCGACAACGACCGATTTCACAAAGGATTTCCTCTTTGAACATCTTGTACGACGTGACTGGCTGGTCAGACTTAAACTGACCCATTTTGTAGCCGGCAGGCAATGCCATCAACATGCCTTGTTGCAATGGAAGCGATTCTCCGATGTCAAGCGTTTGAACAACTCCAGCATCGTCAGTAATTGGATTGTTCGTTTCCATCACTCCGGCGACCATTGACGCGATTTCAAATGCTCGCAGGAGTGCTCCAGTCGCACGTCGCAATTGTGCGTACAGTTCAAGCGTTGAAATTCCTGGAGGTATCCCGCGTAATTGTCCAGGTCTGACAGGATTGAAATAATGCAGCACCTGTTCAGCCGGATATGTTACGTACTCGCCGAACTGATTTTGCAACCCATAACCCATATCACCAGGGTGATGCTTCAGCATGTCGTAACTGATCGGATCATCGAAATCATCGTAAATAATTCCGTCGATCTTGTTATCGGAAAACGGATCAAGTCCCGGCGTTGTGCATTGGTCGGCCTCGACGGATTTCAGGTCAAGTTTTACCTTGTGCTCCAATCGTGGGTTTGTCGCCATAATCGCAAACCCTTCTCCGTCACGTTCATAACACATCTTCAATAATTTAAGATGATCCGTAAGACCAACCTCGCAACACCAAGAATAAAACGAGTCTTCAATATAACGGCTCATCTGCGACTCTTCCATGATAAGTTGCAGCTTTGGGCCGGTTCCTATCATGTCGTTTGTCAGCGTCAGTAAAAGACCACTTGCATAACTGTTGTTCGCAATCTCATAACGTGATCTGTCTCGTAAAATTTTGCGTATCCTCGGCGTTGCCGCTGCATTCGCCGAAAGCGAGTCCGTCCTGCTCCAGTGCTTTACGTTTGTCGGCGTTGTTTCCGCCGCGTCATATTTTGCCAACAATTTTTGGTAATTCGCGCTGAAAGCGTTTATAAACGTTTCATGCTGGCCGGAATCCTTGAAAGTGATTGGCAAATTCGAAACGACGTATTGTGAAACAGAATCGTTGATTTCCATCACTCACCAAGTGCGTTGGGCGGAATAACTCTGGCAAAGGCAAGTCTAAACGGGGACGACGCTGCTTTTCTACGGTCGATGTAATCAGCAGCCTTGATCATTTCATCAATCGAGCGATTCGTCACAGATGTTCCGTCAACTGAAGTAGACGCAGCCTTCCCGACGCTTTTCAAAATCGTTTCCTTGATGATTTCTTGATCTGTTTTTTCAGACATGATTTCCCTCTTTGAATTTATTATCCGAGGAAAATCACGATTTGAGAAGAGTGATTTTAGAGTCGTTTGCGCTATAGCGCAAATAAAGATTTTTTTTCTTTAGAAATATTTCTTAAATATGTATTTCAACATTCATTTTCTTCTTTTTGTTCACTTTTAAATAAATTGCTCGGATTGCTCAAATCGATTTTTTCAACGGTTTTCAAACGGTATCTACATTGTTCATTGCGACAAACACGATACCGAATCATCATGAACGGCGATTTGCGATACCTGCATTTTGCTTGCATGATATCACCGCATTTCGGACACTCAAAACCTTTCTTCCGTCTTTTATCATCATCCATAATATCATAGAATTCAAAATGAAAAATCAATGTTTCCTGAAAGATCAATACCACCAAACACCTCATTCCGTGAAAACGTCTGATTTTTCAAGTGTTCCGGAATTGAAATCTTTTTGTTTACAGTCGGCTTTCTCACCTTTTTGTGAGGATCAATTGCAATACCGATCATCGACGCAGCAACCATATTCATGACGGCGACGTCAAAATAATGGTTCTCAGTTCGTCCGACGCGCTTACGCCATTCTTCGACTGAGCGTCCTTTTGCCGTCACGAGTGTTGGAGACTCTGCCGTGAAATGATCGGAAAGAATGATGTGATCACCGGAATGAATCGTCAGCGTCGACTTGTCGCCGACACCGGCGAACAACCTTGCCGAAAAGAATGATTTCCAAAAGTTCGTATCGAAATTGACAAATCTTGATTCACCGGGAGAAAACTTTGGGATGTTCCAGTGTATCCCCTTTCTTTGGCAATCTCTTCTATCATTCCACTGTCGCGCTGCACCTGCCCATTCTCCGCGTGACGGCAAAATAAGCGTTGAATGCTTTGATTGCCTGCAAAATTGCGAAACAACATCCGGCAACCACCCGCGATCAATGAGAATTTGTTTTATCGAAAACTCAACTCCATCTGCACGAATGAAACGTTTTTCGCAAAGCATATTAACAAGATTTTCAAGCCCTGCATATACAGCGCCTTCCATTCCTATAGTTGGATAAGTTTGTTCGAGCGTGACACGGCAATCATTGACGTTGAATGGATATGGTGACATCTGATCAGGGAAACTTCCATAATCGATGATATGCCCTGAAAAGTGATCAGTCCAACCGCAAACCATATAAAAAAGGCATTGCTTATGAATATCGATTGCGGCTGTCAAATGCTGACATTCGACTGGCATACATGATCGTGAAATCGTGTTGATTGTTTTTGAACGAATCGTTTTATCCGTGATTTCATGAATGTTTTCATTTTCAACGATTGGGCTGTTTTGATATTCTGCAAAAAACGCAGCTTTGTCGTCAAAATACAAATTCATCGCGTGCTGTATCGCAGATAGCTCGCCTTTGACAAATCGCTGTTCCCAAGTTGCAACGGCTCCTTTGTCCATTTCATCACGATTTTCCAGATAAAATTCAGATGCAACAAAATCAGCTTCTTCATCTGAGTTCGTTTCAATCAATGATGACCGACGAATATCAGCGTACTTTTGCCAAATTTCCATGTTGTCAGGAAAACTGTCAAGCATCTGGAATCGTTCACCGTGCCAAGATGGATATCGCTTTCGATCAAGAATATGCGACGCCAAATCTCCTTCATCAATAACAGTTACGGCAGCAAGAATCGCTAACTTTTTACCGGGGCCGGAAAGCCCCTTAATTCCGCGTCCAATGATTTTTAATCGAGTTGCTGTCTGTGATGGGCTTCGTGCAGACAAATCTGTTTGTGGATCGTCCAAAAGAACACAATCCGGCCTTGCGTTTCTTTTCTTAAAACCACGTACACCCGCCAAAATACCGCGAGTGATAACAATGGCACCCGAAGAAGAAGAACCTTCAATCGTCGGAAGCACGATTCCACTTTTGACGAACTGAATATTCGTTCTTCTTCCGTTTAGTATTTGTCCGCGACATCGCGCATGAATACCTTCCAACTTTCGAATTGGATAACAAATCTCAGGAAAGTCTTCAAATAGGACGTTGTTTTCTTCTATTTCTATTTTTATATCGTCAAGAATTTGATTCGCTGCCTCTGATGTTGCGCTGACAATCACGCCGTGCTTTACTTTTCCGGTCGCAATACCCCAAATCATTGCAACGGTTAGCAGTGATGTCTTCCCCTCGCCGCGCGGCATTGCTAGAGCAAACTTACCCCCTTCGTTTATAGATTTTTCAATTCTTTCGATTGCGGAAATATGTTTCGGCGACCAGTCCAGATTAAATATGTGCGGGAAATAATTTTCGCAAAAATTTTTAAACGAAATAAAAGAGGCGCCACGCCTGGCGTCATCAACAACACTAGGCAATGGCCCAATCTCTCGGACGTCTTCGGAGGCGTCACGAGAGCGCTTTGTCGCTGCTTTCTTTTTATTTTCATAAGCAAATTTTTTTGATTCCATTTCCATAAAATAATCAGACGATACAAAGAAAGGATGTATTAACAGTCAAGGCCATCACGATAGGCATCCGGAGATTTTAGCTCGGGAAGTACCTTTTAAAATTTGTCACCCTCCCCACTCCGTATATGACGGGATTTCGTCTTTAATCAACTTTGTTGTATCCATGCAAAAGTTTTTTTGTTTTGGATTATTTTTTTTGTTCGCTCGCGAAACATTTTTTTGCCCCCTAGTCAAAACAATAAAACATTTACATGTACAACTCTTTTTAACGCCATTTTCATCGCGCCATTCGATAATTCCTGTGTGCCGGCATTTTCCACAACGTTTCTTTTTAAAATCATAATTTTCCAACGAATTGAGCAAACAAACATCGTCATCGCTCAAAGATGGATGATCGTAAAAAAAATCTTCGCGCAATCGCATGATTTCTTGCATTGAGAGTTTCATTTTCGATTTCCTGTATCCCTGATTTTAAGATATTCACCGGCGATCACGCGTTCGCCGTGATCAATCGCTTTGAAGACATCCCATCGTCTTCCTTCCGTTTCAGCCTGCTTACGCATCCATTTCGATGAGTAGATGTTCTTCAAAAACATTTCAAGTTCCTCGGTCGTGTGTGTTGCAATGAAATCCAAAATGATTTTTGATTTCGCGCTATCGGTGTATTCTGGAATTCGAACAACGTGTCCAGGGTCTTGCAATGTTCCGGCCATTTCATTCCAGTAATTCTTAAACATTTCGAACATTTCAAGTATTTCTGGCGGGTACCGGATTTCCGAAACGGGGATTGAAACCGAATCAAAAGTAGGAATCCGCTGTTGTTGCTGTTGCTGAATCGCACTGAGTTCGTTCAAAGTGCGCGCACCTTCTTCAACATCTTCAACTTCTTGAATTCTTTTATTCTTAATATTTGTACTTGTCGGTGTACTTGTCGGTGTACTTGTCGGTGTACTTGTCGGTGTACTTGTCGGTGTACTTGTTTGTTTAGGAGGCGGGTTGTAAGTATTATAATTCACAAGGAGTAACAGCGTTTCTTGGTGTTGCGTTCGCTGTTTTATTTCATTGCAATTATTCGCTTTTACAAGGAATCTTCGAACTCGATCTATACTCCAAACCCATCTCGATGATAAGAATCGCAAGCTGGCGTGTATTTCGCCTCGTTTGATAGTTATTGTTTTGCCAGATGAGAGTGTTTTGATACCATCGCTGGTCTGCCAGCGTGCCATTTGTATCAAATCCAGAAACGCCTCGGCGTTACTGAAAGTGCGCGGAACCGCCCAATGGTGGCTTTCGAAGAACTTCCTGTTTAAACGTATGAAATTGCCTTGTGACATCGTACAATCCATGTATTTAATTCTGCGACCATCGCAGACGCTCAAGCCTGCGCACAGGCTCTGGCGTTTGACATGGTCAATCACAGATGATTATTTATGCTTTTTTCTAAGTAAAGCATTCTTGCCTTTCTCAATATGGAGAAGCAGCTCCAGTTCTCTCTTATCCTTTCTCAATTCGATAATTTCAAAATTTTGATCATGAATTTTTTCAAGAAATTTTTTTCTCGCAATATCAAACAAACAAAAACCACTTTTTTCATCAATATCGATCATTATATTTATTCCTCATACATATTTCTCTCAATTGTTTAGTCCATTATTTATATCGTTAATCAATATCGTTTGCTCATTAGTTGCAAGTCGCGTTGCTTCCATGAACGCACTAAATGAAAGCATGTCATCCTCACTCATCAATCCTTCGTTCAACAAAAAGCGTTCTTGGAGCTTTATTATTGCAAGTGACATGTAAATGAGCAAGTTGTCTCTTGTTGTATCTTTCATTTTTTTACCTTTTCAAACTCTTTCGCCATGATCGCCGGACGCGACCAGTATCTTTGAAATTTACGCCATTCAGGATCGCGTCTCCCGGAATCGTCCATGTAAAGCATTGCCATTGGCATGAATCCGAATCGCATCGACTGTTTTAATCGATGCTCGGCATCATTAAATGTATCGCCGTAATAACCAATAAGAACGTAACATCTCATGCAATTTCTTCTAAAGCCCGCTTTTTTAAGCATTTCGCCTGCATTTGCAACTTTTTCAGCATCGCATTCTTGATCGTAAGAAAAAAACATTTGTTTCGGTTTAAGTCGGTATAATAGATCAATATGCCAATCTGCAATTAAACCAGCTTCGATGCCGCCGGTAAATTGTATTCTGTGTCCTTTTTTTTTCTGTTTCTCCAACATTTCAAAAACATTTCTAATATGACTTTCGCTGCATGAAAACAAGTTGTCATCAAGTACGTTGTATCCTTCTGTAATCGGTAGTTCACGTATTCTTCCATCTCTTTTCCATACGGAACAAAACCAACAACGATTATTACATCCTCTTGATGTGATCACGGCTCCGCGCTTCACGTAAAAACCTGGAACAAAATCTTCACCGCGTTGATCGAGACCAACACCTCCTATCTTTACTTTTGCGACCTTTTCCCAATGTTCTGCAAGTTCATATCCGCGTGAAACATCATGTTTGAACAAGACGGATACATGTACCTCATCCACTTCATAATCGAGAATACTTGGCCCCATATTGATGACTACATCTTCGTCGTCAGGAGTCAAGTTAGTTTTTCTTGGAAAGACTCGGATTATTTTTTTCATCTATTTACACATCACATTCAAAAGTTAATGCAACGCGCGGAGTGGAAAGTTTTATTTTCTCCGCGCGTCGCGTTTAGTTTTTACTCGATTGGTTGCAAATCCTGGTCTTTGCAATAATCATCATTTTCGTCCTCGCCGTATTCCTCACGGAGCGAAATCGTGATCGCACCGGGAGCACCTGGAGGAATCGTGTCGAACGTGTTGAAAAACTCTGAAAACGTTTCTTCGCTCGCATTTCCTGAGGTATCAACGAACACGACGCCGATTTTGATATTCTCTTTCCCTTTCAGAATCTTGAAATCAACCGCCTCAATTTCGGGAATCTTTTCAGTTGAATGTTTCAACTCGTTGTTGAAATAAACGTTGTACAAAACTTTGCAAATGTCGCCGGCTGTAAGTTTCGGCCTTGCAACAGTCACGATAAGATGTTTTCCATCCATACTTTCACCTTTCAAAAAAACTTTGGGTTTGTTAAAACTATTTGTACTCGAAACAATACGTTTGATTTCGAGCAAATGCCTCCAGTTATCTCTCACTTTTTCGCTCAGATCAGCAAAGTCATCTTCGATGATGTATGATGCTTTTTTTGATGCTTTGATGACGAGTTTCAGCGATTTTGTTATCTTTTCTATTTTTGAGTTAATAGAAAAAATAAAGATTGCAATAATAAAAGTCATTACGATAACAACATCAATTAAAATAATCGTTGCCATATCACCCTCGCGTGTGGCATGATTTTTCGATTGATTCCGGTTCTCCGGAATGTCATTTCCTTGACTTTTTCTTTCCGAATTTCAACAACTTGAACATCGACGTTCAAATCAAATGATTCGTTCACTCTTTCTTTTGCAAATGAATAACATCGCCCATTTTTGCAAGGATTACGCATAACTTGCGCGCTTGCTGAATTGGAAAAGAACAAAATCACGATCAAACTCAATAAAACAATCAACTTTCTCATAACACTTTCCTTTCATCTTTTCAATTTGTTTCAAAAACGCCTTTTTTTACAGAACAGGCAAACTGTTTTAGAGAATAAAACACCACATCGCGGTTGTGTGACATCAATTCACGGGCACTCACGACTTTCCCAACGACTTTGAGTAAAAACTTATTAAAACTCCATGAACGCAGTCGTCATGCGTAAAAAGAATCATTCCAAACACTCTTCAAGTTTCATTTTTTTTGCATACGCATCGAGATTTTTTTGTGCTTCTTCTTTTATTTTAACTTTTGGCATTAACTTTGAATGGTATTTAAAAATAAGAACAGACGGTATACTACTTCGAGAATTGCCTTTTTTGTCATGGTAATAATTTATGAACCCCCAATGTGTCATGAAGTAATCTTCGTTAAATACCTTTTCCACGGCAAGAACTCGATCGCCAAAATGTTTTGTACGAATAATATACTTTTTCATTTTAAAGTTATCCTTCCGTATTCCGCGATCAGTAATGCTTCGGCGCGATTATGATCTTTTTTATGCTTGAGTTCTTCGTGCAAACTTGGAAACAACTTGATTGCAACTCCGCGACTTGCGTCTTTGTCGCACTTATTAAGTTTGAAATATTTTTTCCATTCTTGAGGTGTCACATCATAAAAAGGAATTGCAAGGATCGATGACACCGCAATGATTGCCATACGTGACATCCCCATCGAAAAGGCCGTCATCGCAGAATCTTTCATTGCTTGTGTTTTCTCAAGAAAAATAACATTCCGGCAATTCGTTTTCACATTCCTTGAAATGATTTTGAACACTTCGCGAACATCAACAATAGATTCTTTACGTGCCTTGTTCGTCGTTGTAATGACTGGCATATCGTATATCATTGTGTTGTTGATGTCCATTACGGCGATAGCACCAGTGACACCAGGGTCGATACCAAAGATAATCGTATTATCACTCATTTTTACTCATTTTTATTTCTTTTCACAAATGGCGAGATTGGAAAAAACTTTCGTACACAATCGGCTTGGCACTTTTTCTCGGCGGAAGAATCGGTGGCGGCGGCGACGGCGGCGGCAGCATTGGCGGCAGCATTGGCGGCGTCATCGCCGGCGGCATAGGCGGCGGCACGGGCGGCATAGGCTGGGTAACTGGAGGCGGCATAAGCGGCGTCACAAGCTGAGGAATAGGCGGCGCCTAATTCGCCTTTATCTGCCACCCCGTTCGCAAATCGACGCGATGTTTCGATTGCTCGTCGCGGTCTTTTGTCGTCTGGATACTTTTCTTCGAAGATATGCAACACATGTTCCGCCATTTCGCAAGCGCAAAGGCGATAGAGTCGTTTGTTGCAATACGTTCTTTCGATCGTCCACAACAACTCTGTGGGATTATCCCAATCATCCCACGCCGACTGCGGATCGTCGTATTCGTTCGCTTTGTTAATCGCCGAATTACAGACTTCAAGTGGCACCAAGTACTTGTCGACCCATTCTTTATTTGTCATGTTGTTGGCCTTTCAATTCAAAATTTGTTCTCGTTTTTCATTTCAATGACAACTTTTGCGAGGTTTCCTATAACTCGATTTGTTATTTCATTTTGCTCTGACACAAACATTCGCATCATGCGCAATTGAATTTGTTGCAAAACAACCAACAAAAAACAAGACACGCAGAAAATGAATGTCGAAATTTGATGAATCGCTTCAATATTCATTGACATTTCTCCTTATTCTTTTCGGCGAAAAGATTTCGAATAGAAGTCATTTCCTCTTTGGATAACGTTGATTCTTTCTTTGCTGCATCGATTTCTTTGGAAACAGCATCGAGATCAAAAAACGTTTTTACATTCTCAATTTTCTTTTTCAATGATTCAAAGAGAGATATGTTTTCTTCATTGTTAATAGCAACAGCATCACAATTCTCTTTAATGATGTTTTGAATTTTTTCTGACATTGGCATTCTTTTATTTGAGATGCTTTCAGATGGATCATAAGTATCGACGACCTCATGATCCGTTTGCATCCCCATTGCAACTTCCGGACAGTACGCGCGACAAAAGAATGTTGCGGCGCGATACTTAAGCATTTGCTCAGCCATTGTTTTCCATTTGCTTCCATTCTTTGTATACCATCCTTCGTCCTTTGCCATCTTGATTGTGATTCGTGACGATTCAAGGACTTCGTCGCTATTGTCGATTGCCCATGCAACGCATCCAAAATCATCATCGCTTCCCGACATTTTATAACGAAGAGGCGTCTTGAATAATCCACTTTTATTAATTGCGGCAACAAAGAATGACGCAGACCATGAAGGCCGCCCATGTACGATGTACATGTTCTGCATTACAAGGAGTGGCGACATGTTTAATCGTACCGCCATATCAAGTGCAATGAGGCAGTTTGCTATTGCACCATGATCATTTTTGTCCTTCTGCCGAAATATTTCTGGGACAATCGAGCTTGCCGCAAGAGACATTGCAACACGTTGTGCTTCCGTGTAATTGGACACGGCAAAGCAGCTACCATTTTTTTCCGGAATACTCTTATATTCAACTAATTCATTTGACATTGTTTTTCCTTTGATAAATTAAAATTCTTTCACCCTCGGCGTTCGGAACACGCGGGAACCTTCCTTGATCGTTGTTTGTTCTCGAACAGTTTGATCAATCGCTTCCAAGACGTCCGACGAATGTAGAAATCTTTCGCGCAAACGCATCATCGCCTCTTGCCAATCCGTCTTGACAGAATCCTTATTTTTTTTGAAAGTTACATTTCCAAAATCTGTTTTTATTCCGGCATGTTCGCCGATCAGTTCCATGATTTCGGCTTTATACTCGTCTGAACGACGCTGGTGATGTCTGATGCACGACTCTTGGTTAAAGTATTCGCGTATCAAACGATTTGCATCCGAAACTTTTTCAGCATCATCAATGATTCCATCGTCATGCGTTCGGTATCGCTGTCGAAAAACTTCCATGCGTTCATTTGGACTCGTGATTTCAGGCACTTCATCATTTTCAATATACTTTCGCCAAAAGTCAACAGCAGAGACAGTCATCATGTCGTAAGTTAGTTTGTCAAATTCAAATCTTGCCGTCTTGTGGTAAGCAAACTCATTACCACGAAAGAAAGCGACAATCATGTCGACTTTATTTATTTTTGAGATTCCTGCATACCACATGATTTGCATGTAATAATGAGTGGGAATCTTCGGCGATTCAGCATCAAAATCAAAACAATCACGCATCGAAATGTCTGACGTCTTAACTTCAAGGATTCGGTCGTCATAAACACGATCAGGAGAACCGCCTAGGAAATCAAATTTCGAGTGTTGCAATTTAACATCTTGCTTGCCTTCATCAAGATCATTTTCGAGCTCGTAGATCGATGCAACAATGTGCTCTGCTTTACGACCGCGTTCAAGAATCGGCGTATCAATGATTGGCTCACAAAAACCTTTGATTTCCTGCCATAATCGGTATTTCGATTTATACGGATTGCATCCGTATATTGCAGAAATGTCTGTTCCGCCAATCCTTTTTTTATACAAATTTTTATCCATTTTCATTTCCATCCACAAACGGCGAGACAGGAAAATATTTTCGTACACAATCGGCTTGGCACTTTTTCTCGGCGGAAGAATCGGCGGCGGCATCGGCGGCATCGACGGCAGCATCGGCGGCAGCATCGGCGGCATAGGCGGCAGAACTGGCGGCATCGGCGGCAGCATTGGCGGCGGCACGGGCGGAATTGGAGGCGGAATTGGCGGAGGCACGTGCTGCCGATCGTACCGCGTCTAATTCTTCTTGCGTCGCATCACCGTTTGCATATCGACGCGATGTTTCGATTGCTCGTCGCGGCCGGTTATC